TTATGAAGCAGTCTATGTCAGCACGTAGACAACCGTTACTTGTAATGATTACTACTGCTGGTACTGTTCGTGAGTGTATCTTCGACGACAAATACGAGTATGCTTGTAGAATTGCCGACGGAGAAATTACCGACGACCACTTTCTACCTATTCTCTATGAGTTAGATAATCGCAGCGAGTGGACGGATCCAGCATGTTGGGCTAAAGCTAATCCAGGATTAGGAACAATTAAAAGTTATAGTACGTTATCGAGATTTGTAGAAACTGCAAAAAATGATCCGAAAGAATTACCAGGTGTTTTGTGTAAAGACTTTAATATTCGTGAAAATGATAGCAACGCGTGGTTAAGTTTTGAGGAGATAAATAATACTGAGACTTTTAATATAGACGATTTAAAAAATACATACGCTATCGGTGGCTGCGACTTATCAGCTACTACCGATTTAACATGTTCTACTTTACTAATACGTAAAGCTAATGACGAGAAAGTATATGTATTACAACATTACTTTTTACCGCAAGCTAAAATCGATAAGCTTGACGAAAAGAACACTCAAGAAGCTCCATACAAAATATGGCGTGATAAAGGTTTACTTACAGTATGCGAAGGAAACCGCGTTAATTATTCTCAAGTTACGGAGTGGTTTATACAAATGCAGCAAGAATATAAAATCGATCCTATCTTTGTTGGTTACGACAGAGCTTTAGCTGGTTACTGGGTAGACGAAATGCAGACGAACGGTTTTCAAATGGAAGCCGTCGCTCAAGGACCTTTTACATGGTCTCAACCTATGCGCGAAATGGGTGCAGCACTTGCAGATAAGAAAGTTAATTACAATAATAATCCTATCTTAAAGTGGTGTTTATCTAATACCGCAGTTAAAAAAAGCGGATTAAATAATATTCAACCTATCAAAATTAACGAACGTCGTAGAATTGACGGAGCCGTCTCTCTACTAAATGCTTGGGTATTATATGTCAAGTATTATGAAGATTTTATGTATAATGTGGGGTGATTAAATGAAACATAGAAGCTTATTTAAAACTATATTCGGCGATAAAGAAAAGCCGACTCAAAATGACGCTACTGGATTTAATATGTATAGTTTATTAAATTCGTTTAACTCTACTTTCTATACCAATACTGGTAACGCGTGGGACATGGACGTTGTTAGAAGTTCTGTTGACGCATATTGTAGAAATTTTGCGAAGTTAAAAGCTAAACATGTTAGAGACGGAAAAACTGGAAAATCAAAAATAGAAAGATTATTAAATTATAGACCTAATTCACAAATGGAAGCTTATAGCTTCTATTATAAAATTGCGGCTAATTTAAAATTGACAAATAATGCTTTCATTTACCCAGAATTTTCAACGAGTGGCGAAATAGTTGCCTTCTGGCCTTTAATGTCTAATCGATTAGAATTATTAGAAAAAAGCGGACAACTATTTATAAGATTTACTTTTTATACAGGAAAACAAAAAGTCGTACCATACGACAGTATTATTCACTTAAGAGGACACTTCTACGACCACGATATTTTTGGTAGTAAAAATACTGCATTAAGACCAGCGCTAGATACTGCTAATGTTATAAATCAGGGAGTATCTAATTCTGCTAAGTTGATAAATAGTATACGTGGTATTTTATCAGCTAAAATATCACAAAAAGACGAGGATTTATCTAAAGCTAGAGATAAATTTGTTGAGAATAACTTTAGAATCTCAGCTAATGGTAGCGGTGTTATTGTTACTGATACGAAAATGGATTATACACCTATTAACGAGAAATCAGTACCTATTAACGCGGACCAATTATCATATACAAAAAATGCTATTTATGATTATTTCGGTGTAAATGAAAGTATAGTACAAAATAAATTTGACGAAAATCAATGGACCGCATTTTATGAGGGAGGTATTGAGCCAGTAGCTATACAAATGTCTCAATGCTTTACTAATGCTTTATTTACAGATAATGAGCGTAACTTTGGTAATGAGATTATGTTTGAAGCTAATAGATTACAGTATGCGTCTACTAGCACTAAGGTAACAGTAGTTAAAGAACTTTCTCCTATGGGTGTCTTAATGAAAGACGATATAAGAGAAATATTTAATATGTCGCCTTTACCTAATGGCGAAGGTAAAAAAATATTACAGTCTCTTAACTGGATCAATGCTGAAAAAGCAGACGAATATCAGTCTAATAAAAATACTACTCCGAATAATGAGCCACCTAAAGAGGAACAACCAGAAACGGAGCCAGTAAATGTGAATCCAGACGGAGATATAAAAGATAAAGCCAATGAAAATGAAGGAGGTGTCGAAAATGGCGAATAATGAAAATAAGGAAATTAAGGTTAAAAAACTTAATAGTTATATTAGTTATGAGCTCTTAAAGAAAATGAAAGAAAAAGAGCCAGATACTAAGTTTATTTTACCTAATGGAAAGGAGGCCGTTTTAAATGACAAAAAAGAACAACCTAATAAATAAATCTGGTCGCGAAATGCGAGCTTTTAGTACCTTTGAATTGAAAGAGATTCGAAGCGACGAAGGAGAAAGACAAGACTACGTTCATGGTGTCCCTGTAGTTTTTAATACCCCTACTTGTCTTTTTGAATATGAGGGAGTAAAGTTCTACGAACAAATAGACCGCCATGCGTTTGATAATTGTGATATGTCTGACGTTATATTTAATTATAATCACGGTGGACGTGTTGCTGCTAGAATTAGAAATAATACTCTAAAACTAGCTATAAATGACGTCTGTATGGAAATGGACGCATTTTTAGGGGGTACTGAATATGGTAGAAACCTTTTAGAAGATATAAGAGGTGGATACATAGATAAGATGAGTTTTGCTTTTGTAGTAGCAGAAGACGGCGAAGAATATGACGCAGCTACTCATACAAGAACAATAACTCGCATTAAGAAGCTATACGACGTATCAGCGGTAGATATACCAGCGTATGATACGACAAGTATTTCGGCTAGGGATTTCTTTACGGAGGAGTACGAAAAAGAAAAGGAAGCTTTGGGGCAAGCTCAACTACGTGAAATGTGTATAGCAAAATCTAAAATCTAAAAAAGTTCGATAAGGAGGAAAAAGAAAATGAACGAAAAAAGATTAAAAGAAATTAAAGCTAGAAAAGCAGAAATAAGAGCAGCTTTAGAAGATACTACTAAAGAAGTTGACTTAACTGCTATCAATGCTGAATTAGATACATTAAATGAAGAACAAAAATCACTAGAACAAAGAGCAGAATTAGCTAAAAGCATTGAAACTGGAGACGTTGATCCAGATAATCAAGAAGCTGCACCAGGAGAAAACGAAGACGAAGAAGAAGGAGGAAATAATAATATGGAAGAAAAAGAAAAAAGAACTTCTATGTCTAAAGAAGTTAGATCATTTTTAAAATACATGATTACTGGAGGTAAAGAAACAAGAGGCGTTACTTTAACTAACGGTCAAGCAGTAGTTCCAGAAGAATTGGACGAAGAAATCATAACAGAAATGCGCGAAGTATCAGATATAATGAACTTCATTAATTTAAAAAATGTTAGAGGTAATTTACGTGTTGGTAATTTATCAGCTATCGGAGCTAATAAAGATAAAGACGGCGACACTATCGTTGAAAATGGCGGAGTTACTGGAGACATTACATTTGGATCTTACAGAACTAGTGCTAAAATTGAATTAGGTGTTGGTTTAGACGCTGAAAGTTTAGACGCATTTAAAGAAATCGTTGTTTCAGAATTAGCTTTAGCTTTAGCATTAAAACTTGAAGCAGAAGTTATGACTGGTACAGGAAGTAATGAAGCTCAAGGTTTATTTACATTTAATTTTGCAGCAGCTCAAAAAATGTCTGTTGCTTTAGCTGAATTCGGACATACTGCTTTAGCTACTCTTAAAGGTAAAATCCGTAGAGCTTATGGTAAACGTGCTAGTTATGTAGTTAATACTGAAACTTTCCACGAACTAATCGAAGGTATGGTAGGTCAAGACGGACACCCTGTTTATAACGAAACAACAGAAATGTTATTAAAGAAACCAGTTATCATATCTGACGAAGCTCCTAAAGGAAAAATCTTATTCGGTTATGGTAAAAGATATTGGTATAACTATAACATGGCTCCACAAGTTGCTAGTTCAGAACATGAAAAATTTAGCGACGGTATGATCGTACATAGAGCTTTAGCATTTGGAGACGGTCATGTTATGGATTCTAAAGCTTTCGCTATACTAGAAGTTACTGACATTTCTGCTTAAGAGGTTAAAGCATGCTTTATACTTTAAAAGTAGTTACTCCGTTTACTGATACTTACGACGAAACTAAACATTATACTAAAAATGAAGAAATAATCGTAACAGAAGAAAGAGCTCTTGAGCTTTTTTCTTCTGATTATCATTTAGTTAAGTTTATTTCTCGTAACAGTAAACCAATATCTAAAACCGTAGATAATAAAACTGATAATAAAAAGAAAAAATAATAATAATTAAGGAGTGATATTATGGAAGAAAATAAAATCAGTACAGAGTTTTTGAAAGAAGCTCGCGGATTTCTTCGTATTGCAGCAGACGATACTGTAATAAATAATGAAATCACTACTCTTATTAAAGCTTGTCAAAAAGATTTGATAAGAAACGGTATTACTCCTACTATGGCTAATAAGCATGAATCGGACAGTCTAATAAAAATGGCTGTCCTTCTTTACTTAAAAGCTGAGTTTGGATTAGATAATAAAAATTATGATAAGTTTAGAACGTCTTACGAGACGTTAAGGACTGAATTAGCTTTAACAGATAACTATATTAGTGAATCTACAGAAAGTGAGGCGTCTTAAAATGTGGTGTGATATTCTCTATTTACTAGAAGAAATCGAAACATTTGATAAGCTTAATCGTCCCCACCGTTCTTATAAAGAAACTAAAGTTTACGCAAATAAAATATC